ACAGCCTGACCCGCTCAGATTACATCCTGGCGCGCAACGTGATCGATCTGGTGCAGGAGTTCTACACCGAGCACCGCGTGTTGACGATCACGAAGGACGAGGCCACCGGGGAAACAGAGACCTTCGAAGTCAACGCCCCGAACCCCGACAGCCAGGACGCGGACGACGCCGTGCTCAACGACTTGACGCTGGGTGAATATGGCGTCGTGGTCAGCTCCGTGCCGCGCCGCGAGACCCTGGAGGACAGCCAGTTTGAGCAGGCCGTCTCGCTACGCGAGATGGGTGTGGCGCTGCCGGACAGTGTGCTGATCGACTCCAGCCGCCTGGTCGGCAAGAAGGACATCATCAAGCAGATGGAGGCTGCCAGCCAGTCGCCCGAGGCGCAGCAGCAGAAGCAGCTGCAGGCAGCCGGCGTGCAGGCGGAAGTTGCCAAGACCCAGGCCGAAGCCGGCCAGAAGGTCGCCGACACAGCGCTCAAGCACGCCAAAGCGCAGGAAACCACGGTCAAGGCCCAGGTGCTGGCCAACACCCCCATCACGGACCCGAATAGCCAGCAGGGGAACCCCGAGCTGGAGCAGGCGCAGGCCGCGCACGAGGCGGATATGGCCGAACGAGAGCTGGCTCACAAACAGCGCATGGACATGTTGGAGCACAGCCGCAAACAGCGCGAAAGCGACGACAAGTTACAGCTGCAGGCCCAGGACATGGCCCAGAAACGTATCGACGAGCGCGTCAAGGCGGCTCGTGATGCCGCCACGGCTGCGGCGAAACCCCCAGCAGCCACCCAGGTCGCGAACCGGTCGCGGCTGCCAACCTCGAAAGCACCATCATGAAATTCAAGCACTTCCGCCTCCAAAAACCCGACGCCGGAGCCGACTCGGGCGGTGGAGCCGTCGACCGCGGCGACGAGTTCGTTCCGACCAGCTCCGATGCCACACAGAAGGCTGGCGAGACCGCCGAGGCAGACGCCGCCGCGCTGGCTGCCACGCTGGACGCAGCCAAGGCCAAAACCGACACGAAGAAGCCCGAGGCCGCTGAAGGCGGCGAGGACGACGACACCGGTGACGGCGACGATGCCGACGCCGACCCTAAAAAGACCAAAAAAGACACCCGCATCCCGCTGTCTCGCCACAAGGAGATCCTGGAGCGCGAGCGCGAGCAGCGCGCCGCCCTGGAGCGCCAATTGGCCCAGTTTCAGCACGGAGACCAGATCGCCTCGGTGAACGAGGAGATCACGAAGCTCGAAAACACCGTGCTGGCGCTGGAAAAGGACTATGCGCAGCAGTTGACAGACGGCGAGATCGAGAAAGCCACCGCCACCATGGCGAAAATCCGCAACGCCGAGCGCAACATGGCCGAGGCCAAGAGCGACATGAAGATTCAGGCCGCCGAGAGCCGGGCGATCGAGCGCACCCGCTACGTCACGGCACTGGAACGCATCGAGAACGCCTACCCGGTACTGAACGAGGACCACGACGACTTCGACAAGGACCTCATGAGTGAGGTGATTGACCTGAAGGACGCCTACCAGCTCAAGGGTCTGACGCCGACGTTGGCGATGCAGAAGGCCGTCAAGCTGCTGGTCGAGCCGCGCACCTCGCGCCAGGAGATCGCCACCAGCTCGGTCCCTCGGGTAAGTGCCGGTGACGTGGCTGCCGAGCGCAAGAAGGACGCCGTCGGCAAGACCGCTGATGCGGTCGCCAAGACGCCCCCGTCGCTCAAGGACGTGGGCAAGGACAGTGACAAACTCGGCGGCGGACGCGTGGATGCCAACGCCGTCATGCACATGAGCCAGAAGGAGTTCGCGGCCCTGGACGAGAAGACGCTAGCCCAGATGCGCGGAGACACGCTCTGAGACGGAGTCCACAGCCCGCACCCTAAGAACACCCTGCAGGAGCCCCATGATTACCGTCGCCATCCCAACCCAGTCCGAAACGACTCAGGTCTCTGACCACCGCAACTCGGATTGCCTGCCGTGGCGAGCCGATGTGGAGGCCCGGCTGTCCGATGGCGGCGCGCGCATGGAGCGCATGGAAAAAAGCCTCAACGAGAACACCGTCAGCACGAAGGCCATCGAAGCCAACACCAGCGAGCTGGTCGAGGCGTTCAAGAACCTGCAAGCTGCGCTGAAGGTCCTCAACTGGTTTGGTTCGATGGTCAAGCCGTTGGGCTACATCGCCGCGTTCTTCACAGCGGTGGTGTCGCTGTACTACGCGCTCAAAGGTGGACACCGATGAACGCCTTCGGAGGCCGCAAGTTCATCCTGGCCCTGCTGTCCCTGGCCAGCGCCACCGGCCTGGTGTGGGCCGGGCATATCGCCGACGGCGTGTACTCGGCGGTGGTGGCGGTCACGGTCGGTGCCTACATCGCCGGTAACGTGATCCAGAAACGTCAGGAGGTCGAGAAATGATGCTCGACATCAAAAAGCGACTCACATTGCTGATCGGCGCGCCAGCGCTGGCCCTGGTGATGGTGCAAGTGCCCAAGCTGGAGGGCACCATCCTGCGCGGCTACACCGATCCCATCGGCATCGTCACCGCCTGCACCGGCCACACCGCCACGGCCGTGCTGGGCCGGCCCTACACCCAGCAAGAGTGCGACAAGCTGCTGATGCAAGACCTGCTGGCCCACGCCGAGCCCGTGGTGGCCTGCGTGGGCCCGCTGCCCACTGGGCAGATGGCGGCCGCCGTGTCGTTTGCGTTCAACGTGGGCGCGCCGACGTTCTGCAAATCCACCTTCGCCCGCAAGCTCAAGGCCAAGGCGCCCGACGCCTGCGACGAGCTCAGCCGCTGGGTGATGGCCGGCGGCAAGGACTGCCGGCACCCGTCCAACAACTGCGCCGGCATCGTCAAGCGGCGCCAGGTGGAGCGGGCGATGTGCAGGGGGGAAGCGTCATGAGCGCGCTATCACCCATCTTGCGCCAGGGGACCGACGGCATGCTGCTGTTCTGGTGCCCAGGGTGCGACGGCGCGCACGGCATTCAGCATGGGGCCGGGCCTGGTCCGCGTTGGGGGTGGAACGGTGACGTAAACAAACCCACGTTCACGCCATCCATCAACGTCGTGTACGAGCACTTGAGCGAAGCGGCGCGCGCCCGGAACGATGCATTCAAGACGGAACACGGGCGCTACATGACGCATGCCGAACTTCCCTATGACCAGCGCGAGGTTTGTCACAGCTTTGTGAAGGATGGTCGCATCCAGTTCCTCGGCGACTGCACCCACGCGCTCGCTGGTCAGACGGTTGATCTACCCGCATGGGATGACAGGCCCGCACCATGAACCCCCTCATTCTGTCCGCCCTGATCGCCGCCGTGCTGTCCGCCGGCAGCGCCTGGCAAATCCAATCATGGCGTTACGACGCAAAGGAGAAACACCGTGTTGAAGAAGAATCCGCTCAAGCGCTGGCTGCACAGCGTGACCTCCGCGCTTTGGAAAATCGCCGACACACCGTTGCCGCGGCTGCACAAGATGCTGCCGTGGGACGTGCTGTTGACTTACGTCGTGCTGCTGATGGTAGTCGTGCTGCTCTTATCAGCCTGCACGACGCAGCCGCAACAGCCCTGCGCGAGGCCGATGCCAGTCACACGGCCTGTACTGTCCGAGCCGCTGCCCTCAGCGGATTACTCATTGACAGCGCAACAAAATATCGAGACTTGGGAGAAAAAGCTTCGCGCCATGTCTCTGACATCAAGACCCTGATCGACGCCTGGCCGAAAGAATAGCGTGCGCAGCAACTGCCTCCAGTACGCACTGCCCCGCTGGTTGTCTCGCGTACGGGCAGGCGAGGAGACGTATCTGATCTTCCGCGTCAGCCGCGTGCGGTGGGGGTTTTTTCACTGTCTGCTGGGGCGCTACGACCCCGAGACAGACCAGATCGCGGTCACCTCCTACAAGCCGCCGCCTGAGCACGTCAAATCCGGCTTCGCGCCGACTTTTCATGGCCAGGTGGTGAATGGCGACGCTCCTCCGCGCAACGATCGACGATCTAACTTAGATTTGTGATAGAGTCCGGTTATCGGGTCAAGGCAGGTCACGACAGTACCTCCAGTCAACGCTAGCTCGAAGCGACATTTCGGCAAAGGGTTCCAATCTTTTATCGAACTTAGAAGGAGTGCCAAAATGGCATTAACCAACTTTGGGCTGTTGACCCCTGAACAGAAGACCATCTGGTCTATGGATTTGTGGAAAAACGCCCGCAATCAATCGTTTATCAACAAGTTTCTGGGCAGCGGCCCGAACTCCATGATCCAGCACATCACCGAGCTGAAGCAGTCTGAGAAGGGCGCCCGCGCCGTGATCACGCTGTTGGCTGACCTGCAGGGTGACGGCGTAGCCGGCGACCGTACGCTGGAAGGCAACGAAGAAGGCATGCAGACCTTTGACCAGGTCATCCGCATCGACCAACTGCGCCACGCCAACCGCCACGAAGGTCGCATGGCCGACCAGAAGTCCGTCGTCAGCTTCCGCGACAACTCCAAGAACGTGCTGAGCTACTGGCTCGCCGACCGCCTCGACCAGCTGGCGTTCCAGACCATGGCCGGCATCAGCTACGCCTACAAGCCCAACGGCGCCACCCGCGTCGGCTCGGACTTGCCGTTCCTGGAGTTCGCCGCTGATGTGGCTGCCCCGTCGACCCGCCGCCTGTGCCGCTGGGACAACGTCAACAAGACGCTCAAGACCTCGGTCACCGGTTCGAACACCTCAGGCGCCATTGTCAATACCGGCGCTGCCGCAAGCTCGGACTTTCCGTCCTGGGAAATGTTCGTGGCGCTCAAGGCCTACGCCAAGGACCGCTACATCCGTGGCGTCTCCAACGGCGGCGGCGAAGAGACATACCATGCGTTCCTGACCCCCCAGGCGATGGCCCGGCTCAAGCTCGACCCGACCTACATGGCCAACTTGCGCTACAGCCAGTCGCAGGACAAGAACGACACCCTGTTCTCGGGTAACACCGTCAAGATCGACGGCATCTACCTCCACGACTTCCGCCACGTGCCGAACTCCACCGGCGGTATCAGCGGCACCAACAAGTACGGCGCAGGCCTGAACCTTGACGGCTGCCAGGTGCTGTTCTGCGGTGCTCAGGCGCTCGGTATGGCCGACATCAAGGCACCCGAGTGGAACGAGAAGGGCTTCGACTATGACAACAGTCAGGGCATCTCGGTCGGCAAGATCATGGGCTTCCTCAAGCCCAAGTTCGGCAACATCTACGAGAGCAATGCCGTCGAAGACTTCGGCGTCATCTCTTGCTACGTCGCACAGTAAGGAGAAACGACCATGGCAATCTTGAAATCCACGCGCGGTGCTCAGTACCTGATGGAGGCCGAGTTCTCCTTCACCATCGGCGACACCATGACGAACACGGCCGGCGCTGCCGACGCGTTCGCCTCGGTGGCCGCCCACGTGTTTGACGTCATCAACCTGCCGCCCGGCGCGGTGGTGCTGAGCGGCGAAGTTGTGACGGATACCGCGTTTGTCGGCTCCACGGCCTACAACGTGAAGGTTGGTGACTCGGTATCGGACACCCGTTACCTCGGCACGACCGACAAGACCACGGCGGCTCGTACGGCACTGGTGCCCACCGGCTACCTGGGCCAAGGCGAGAACATTCGCCTGACCGTCACCCCCACAGTGGCACCTGCCACGGCCGGGAAGATCACGCTGCGCGTGGTCTTCGCCCAGACTGGCCGCGCCAACGAGTCCGTCCCGGGCTAAGCCTCGCAGAACGACAGGGCCGAGAGGCTCTGTCGTTCTTACATCTAACTTAGGAAAGCATTATGAAAGCCGAGAGATACATCTCCCAACGCAACATCACGGTGGCCTCGCTTTGTGGTCGTTCGGTCGAGTTCAAAAAGGGCGAGCCCACCCTGGCGCCACCCCAAATGCACGCCGAGTTGCTGGCCATGGGCATCGTGCCGGTCGAGGGCATCATGGATGACGAGCCGGAGACCAGTGAAGTCGCTGAACCCTCAGTCGCCGAAGACCGCGAGAAGGCGCTGTTCGACGTGTTCGAGAAACTGGTCTTGCGCGAACGCCGCGAAGACTTCATGGCCAGCGGCACGCCCCACAGCGCGGTGCTCGCCAAAGAACTAGGCTGGAAGACGATCCACGCCAAGGAACGTGATGCGGTGTGGGCCAAGTGGACCCTGGAGCGCGCTGGTAAATGACCAACACGGAACTGCTCGCGATCTTTCGGACAGAGGTCTCCGACCTCGAAGCCCCCTATCTGTGGTCAGACGTTCTGGTCTACGGATACATCGACGAGGCGCAAAAGCAGTTCTGCCGTGACACCTACGGCATCGAAGATGCCCGCACCCACAAAGTCACGGTCGTCGCCGCCACCGAGTGGTACACGCTCAGCCCGAAGGTTCTGAAGATCCGCGGCGCGGTCGATGCCGCCACAGGCGCCGGCGTCTCGCTTGTCGCCGTTGAGAACATGGCGGACAATGGCATGCGCTTCGACGGCCGCACCGGGCCGTTGAGTGCCCTGATCACCGGCCTGGAGAAGGGCAAGGTGCGGGCCTGGCCAGTGCCGAACGTGGCCAGCACGGTCCAACTTCACGTCTTCCG